TAACCTCTACTGACTGACCGCCAAAGATATAGTGATAACTCTGACTTTTTAGACGCTTAGCATATTGTAGAAATAGGCCTAGGTGCTGAGCATAAAACTCAGGTGTAAAGGTACGCTCTATAAATGTTGGGTCATCATTAAACTTAGCCTCAAATGGGATAAGTAGAGTACGACGCTTAGCACCTTCACTCTTATCACCAAAAGTTGGAATATTATTAGCACTGAATATATGATGCAAATTGCCGTCAATCATCACACTAGTCTGGGAGTGAAATTTGTGAACTGGAAAAGGCTCATGGGTACCAATGCTCTTATATGCCTTAGAGTCCTGAATATATCCCTCACTAGACTCTTTAACTATATTAGCTAAGTTCCCATTCAGTGCGGGAGCATCACGCTCATCCTCAATCTGCTTAATAGTAAGCCCTGAGATAAACCCAGGAAATAGGTCATATAATACTTGTGCTAATGTCGTCTTGCCGTTACGACCCTCTCCCTTCCACCAAATTACACCAGCTGGCTTGTGGGCTAGAAAAATAGGTGCAATAGTCTGCAAAATATCGTCGTATACACCTAAGTCGTTATTGGCAAGTGCCAATACGAAATCCGATTGCATAGGTTCAAGTTGTGGAGTAATAGGGGTAGCATAAACACAATCCTCAGTCGATATCTCATCAGTAAAATCAACAGTCTTAGTGTTCCAAACTAAGTCACCCATACGAATATATCGGTCATATTGCGTCAAATCAGGAGTAGCTAGTTGCATATAGTCCCATACCTCATTAATCCGAGAACGCATAGGGGTCTGTAATAAGGCATATGCCTGAGTGCGGAAATAGTCCTCACTTAGTGGTTGCCAGTAGCCATTGTCAGCCATATATAGAGTCGTACCCTTAAATCGAGCAACCCTCATATTAGCCTGAATTCGGGCTATGTCGAGTTGCTTTTGCTCTTCTGCTTTAGTTTTTGGTGCCATGTAGTAAGGAATATAGCACTAGCAATTAAGTTCGTAAACCCCCACATATAGCGTATTAAAAGTTATCAACAACTAGACTATTGGAACTTTGCTATAAAACGAGTTAATTCTACAACACAAATTCAGCAATAGGTTTCTGACCGGCATGTTCCTTGACTATTGCCTTCAACTTATCGTCAATTGCAAATTTCTTAAATGTCAGTTCTGGCTTATGCCACCTAAAAGCACTGACCGGTACCTTAACAAAACCACAGGTCTCGTCTCGAACTCCTAAACTAAGGAGTAATTCCTCCTGATCTTTTGTCCAAATCGCACCACTGATATACTCCACAGACTCCTGTAAATTCTCTCGCCAGCCAGTCCCAAAATCGAAATACTGAGAGTGGTGAGTTACCTTACCATAATAGTCATGTAACTGGGCTATAGTCATATACCAACGCCACGTCAGTCCGACTATCGGCATAACTCTATGGGCAATAGATATCCAACCGTCCTTGTAAGGTAATAACTGTGAGCCACCATGAATCTCGCCCTCATAAACAGGTGTGCCACGAGGCTTGCCATACTTCACCACCTGAGTTTGAGAGTATATAAAATCAAACTGTTCAGTCGTATGTTCTGGTGGCGACCAGTTTTTTTCGCTATGTTTACCTGGTTGCCCATAGTCATGAATTAGTCTATAAGTCCCATTATCGTAGTCAATCAGTATATCGCTCTGAGTACAATGGCCATACGGAAAAGTAACCCCTATGCCATGTAAGCCGTCGTGTCGCCAAAATATTCTAACGTCCTCAATATTGTGTTTGAGGATAAAGTCTGGTGAGCCAGGTTCGGGCACAATTAGTTTCAAGCCTGTAACCTCAAATGTATCAGGGTTAATTTTACCAACAAATAAAAAACTAGATTCATCTCTATAGGGTGAGTTTGGTTCTAGGTGAAGTGTTAGTGGTAATTTGTCGTGGCAACGAAACGCAACCCAGGTAGTGCCTTTATCATCCTTACATAGTGTGGGATTGTGCCACCACGTTATAGATTTTCCTTCAGGAGGGTTCATAATATGGACAGGATAATCAAAGCGTTCGATAAGCCCAATTTTCATGCTATGTCCTCAAGAAGTGTCACCCTGCCAAGTTCTAAAAATACTCTCTGCTCGGTTAGATTCTCTAGTAAGTCCCAAGCATCTCGACTATTGGGAGTCGGCATACCAGGCTTAGTCGCAATTACTTTAAGGTAATCCATAGTCATTGTTAACCTATCTAAACTATCCATCTCATTGTGAGCAAATTGTAACTTAACCACCTCATTACGTAAATTGTGATTAATTAATAGTGGGGGTCTAACCTCAGCGTGTAAATCTCGGTGAGAGGTAACGGTAATCCGTTGCAGAAAGCCACCAGCCCCTCTGTAACCTTGCAGGGCTACCGCACCAGCGTAGACGTGTCTAGGAAAAATCAAATGATGTTTATTAGTCTCGTCATCTCTTAGAGTCCGACCTTCTCTGTCAGTATACCACTTGTGCTGGGTTATCTGAGACTGTCTTAGCGACTTACTCATCTAAATCCCTACTGTTAAGCCTTATCCACGCATCCAAATCACCCTCAGCAGGTAGTGGTGCTTTCGACCATCTATATTTGTGGTCAATCAATTGCTTAGCAACTTGCGTAAAGTTATCTATAGTCTGCCTAAACATAAACAGCCCAGATATAGCTAGTGTGGCTGGGTCAACCTCAGTCCAAAATATATGGTCTATTTGCTCATATGGCGGGTAGTGCAGATAGACTGTGGTGTTATTCCAATTCAAATCATAATACTCATCGTCATAAATAAAGTCTACATGAGGCTGGTCATTTTGGGAGTAGAAATTCAGTAATTCGCTCATAACCTCACTATATATTGCTAACGGTAAATTGGCAATAAAAAATCCCCCGATATAATGAGCCTTAACAAATTGACTCACTATATTAGTGGGGGACTGAATTAGGAGGAGACACTAAAGGTGCTTACCAAAGCATAAGCCCTGATACGCCCCTATTGTACCATGACAACCCCAGCCAAGGGTTATATTAAATTAATTTATTTTTCGTCAAATCTGTTCTTGAATTTGGGGAATTTATCTAGTTGCCATGGTTCTCTTAAACCATCTAAACCATCTGCATACCAATTCCATAATATATCTCTAAATATATCCTTCATGGCTTTTCGCTGTTCGGGGTCAGAAATCATAGCATCTATCTGAGTTAACACTTTACCAGTAAGATTATTAACCTTATTGGTAGTCAGCATCTGCTCAAAGTCATCTGACACTCTAGTTGAACCGTCTTTATCTGGGTCAAAATCTGTCCTGATTATTCCACCGATGCTGTGGCTCTCAGGAACTCTTATATCTAAATCTATTACTTCGTGATTATCATTTATATAGGGTTGATAATTTGTACCATACCCCTCAAATACTATTAACTTTACTTTACTCATACTAAACTCGCTTTCTAAACTAAACTTGGCTGGGAATGTTAAAGTACGCTACTGCTAGTATACACCACCCATAGCTGCGCTGGCCTAATCTAATGTGAAAAGCTGAAGGTCGGTGGTAGTCTCCAAAGCCTGTTTGCCAATCGCCAGTCCAATCAAATGCCGTCGATACTCCAAACTCGCAATCTCAATCATAATCCGTGAGTCTTCATGCCTCAGCAAATCTAATGGAAACTGGTCGTAGTTAAAATCGGTCATACTCGGAATTATAGCACAACCTTGCTTGCCTGCGGCGGCTTTTGTTTAATCAAGAACCTCTGCGCCGGTATCAAGTCTGATAATCACTCGTTCTTCAGAGTGTTGTTTCCAGCGTACAATTCTGTCATCAAAATATTCTTCGCAAAATCGTGCCATAACTGACCCATCAATATACTTATGACATCTAGCGCATACAGTCTGAGTCCTATATGCTTTCTTCGGCCTACCAACTCCATACCCATTCTCAACTGCATGCCTAATATTCTCTCGTGCCGTCACCCACTCTAAATTAGTAGCCTTATTATTTTTCTTGTCCCCGTCTTTATGATTAACTTGAGGCTTATTATCAGGATTAGGCACAAAAGCTACAGCCACTAACCTATGTACCGGTACTTTCTTATGCCGTATCGAACATTCTAAATATCCATAGGCTGTTTCTAAGAGTGATTTTTCATATAGTTCTTTACCGTCTAAATAAATGGGTTTGTTACCAAGATTGAAAGTAGTATAAACCTTCCCTTCATTAGATAAATAAAGGCGCGTTTGAGGATTTTTTACGTTTGTTGGGGTAATGTCGATTATATTCATAATTGTAGTGTACTCCTACACAACCTAAATGTCAAATTACTTTCGCGCGCCGAAATAATGTAATAATAATATTTCATCAATCCAAAAAATACACCCCCCAACATAACAAAAACTAACTTAGTGTTGTAATAGTATTTTTGTTGTTAGTAATAACAAAAACACACATAAATAAATATAGTGTAAACGTAAACACGATTTTTATATTAGCTATATAAAACATGTACTATATACATGCATAATCACCTGCGCACATATAACACAATATATAATTATGTTTACAAGAATATATGTTTACAAAGTATGGTATTTTTGCTCAATAACCTCTGTTACAAAATATGTTATAATAAGCTATTACAACACAAAAACTCATGTTTACCAAGTACATGTAAACAATGTTTACAATCACTTTACAACATATATATCAGTTTTGTAAAGCATAGTAAAAACTGTTCGTATTTTGTACCATGACTTTAAAAATAGTCTTGACACGATACTATTCAAGTGATACACTTATAACATACTAATAACAATACAAATTATTAGTAGCACTTTACAAAGATCAGATATAAAGATAAGACAAGATCAACTCCAGTTTATAAGCAATACTGGTATAAAAACAAGCTAATTAGTCGATTTAACAATTATCACTAAGTAACATATCTGATCTGATGTAGAGTTTAACAATTTGAGTAGTTAAATAGATTCACAATCTGTATTACTTATTAGTCAATTAATTTAAGGAGTACGAAAAATGTACAAAGGTTATATAATTGGGCGGTCTGATAATACTGGTTTATGGTATGCGATGACAGGCACAATAACCAAAGGTATGTACAATATCAAGTCGCTAAAAGAGCTTAAAAGACTTTTAGACCTTGGTTACATGTACTAGTAAAACCAGTCTAATTGACTGGCAAGTGGTACAGAATAAATTGTGAATTTAAATAGATATATAAAGAAGTTGGCAATTGACAACAAAAGGGGTTAACAATTAGTACAGTTAACAGCAATCAACTACTTTAAGTTGAAACCCTCTTATATATCTAACATACTGGAAACGACATCAACGTGTAATTTTATTACTTAGCATGGTTCGTCCAGTATCTATATCTAGGCATCATATAATACAGCCGTCAACATCGTAAAACTTAGGTTATGGCAAATAATTGTCGAAGATAATCGGTGTTTGGTGCTTAGTTATAGACTACTCAAATTGTAATATTAAATTAATCATGAGGAGTATAAATATTATGAATAATCTAGCACTGAATGGCGGTAAATATAAGAAGATAGATATTTACCTAAAAGACTTAAACGGCAATTATGCTTATGAATGTTCAACTAATAGCTATAAAACATGCAAGCAAGCTAAACAGTCATTTTTAAATAAGTATGATTACTTAGATGATACACAAGTTAAAACTAATTTCAGTAAAGGAGTATACCAACTATGAAACAATCAACAATACAATGGCACTTAGCAAGAGACAATCAAGCTCAATTAGCTAAGTTTTGCGAACAGAACAGAGTACGTTCATCAACTGAACTAAATACATACAATGATGGCGAACACGATTATTTTCAACAGACATCAGTATTTAACAATGGTGGTTTTATAACTGCCGAACTACTACATGGAGATACCAGGAGTTATAGCGTAAATGACCACTATCAAGTAGTAGACTATGTTTTAGGGAATTAAAGTGTTGGTGCAACTATAACGTGCGATGGTTAGTTGCCAAGTGGGAGCATATCAATCCCCAGCCAACAACTCTAAAATAATAATAAGTTGGTGCTTATCAACCCCGTTCAGTCGGGAAAGGTGGATAAGAATAAGTGCAAACCCAGAACTGCTACCAATAGTTAGCTAAATAACAATAACGAAAGGAATATATGAAAGCAATATTAATACTCGGATTTTTAACCCTAAGCTGTTTTAGCTTTACAGGCTCACAACCTGTTGGCATAACTAGCTTGCAACCAAGTGGTATGATAGTTAAAAACACTACCACACAAAATGCAGGAACGCTCACAGGTAATTTAAATGTAGCAGGCATAACACAGCTACAAAATGGTGGAACTATCAATGAGAATACCAATTAGATCATTAGGCTTTAGCAAATTCGTTTATGTCAGAACTATAAAAAATGGAGGTATAAAATGAGTAAATACGATCTAACTTACAGCGAAATGTCAACAGATAAAACTCGAAAACACTATAACGCTTTAAAGTTTAAAAATGAACCACATATCGAGATCAATATACCAGAGCGCTATAATCGTTTTATATTGCTAGCAATTATACTACTGTTCACGCTACTTGTAGCAGGTGGCACAGCTAGCCCAAATAGTCAGAAGTTACCTATACCAAATTATAATAGACTACCTAAAAGCGTATTAATTAAATAATAAGTGTTGGTGCAGGTGTAAATGAGACTTATGCAGTGAGAGCCTGAATAAATACAAGCAAGCAACTAACAGCCAACAACTCTAAGTTATCGAGCGAATTACGAGGTCGCTTGATAGGAAAGGAAAATTATGTTAAAGCTCTATTCTTGGCAACAAACTTATTTAGATGATCTTCGAGCTAATGTCATTATGACAGCTACGCTTGGTAGTGGTAAAACAGCTTTGAGCCTAAACCATGCTAAACGCTACTCTCCAAACATACCTATAATAGTTGTAGCACCAGCTAGCAAAATCAGAACTAAAGACTGGCAACGTGAAGCAACTGACTGGGAAGCACCACTGCATAGTACTTATTCTTATGAGATGTTCGCTAAACAGCAAGAATTACCACCAGAATACGTGCTTATAGTAGACGAGTGTACTTATATTAAGTCTGCAACTGCAAAACGCTCCAAAGCCGTTATACGTGCTGTACAGAGCCAAAATTGCAAACAGTTTATATTACTATCAGGAACTCCACTGCCTAAAGGCTGGCAAGATATACAGACATACGGTATTCTATTCAATCTTTGGGCTAACAAAACACAGTTTTTTAGAGAGTATGTACTAATTGATCGCTCTAGGGGCTGGCCTCGGATTATAGGCTATCGGGGCGAGGAGCAATTGAAACGCTACTGGCAAGCTATCTCTAGGGGCTTAGATCATATTTTAGACTTGCCACCTAAGCATAATATCAATGTAAATATAGAACTCAGTCCAGGACAGTTGAGAGCATATAAAGATGTTAAGCAAAACCGCATCACACCAGACGGAGACCTGCTAGATATGCCCAGCAAACTACATGCCTACTTGCGGCAGTCTTTAAGCTACTACCGACAAGATGCCTTGCGCAATATTCTCGATGACACGCTCGACCATGTAATTGTGTTCTATAACTACAACTTAGAACGTGACGCTATTTTAGAAGTATTGAAAGATTATCCAGAACGTACTATCTGGGAGCAGTCGGGGCATAGAAGCAATTTACCGGAGCGAGATATATGGTACACAATGCCACCGAGCGTTACAATTGCTCAATATCAAAGCGCAAGCACCGGCATTGAGCTTACATACGCCCATATAACGGCTTATTACTCTCCGACCTACTCTTATGCAGATTATGCTCAAAGTCTTGGCAGAACGTACCGTACGGGGCAGAAATACACTACTTTGTACTATTTCTTTAAGTGCAATTACACCATAGACGGTGCTGTTTATAAGTGTCTTGACAACCGTCAAGATTTCCAAGATCATTTATGGGAAGAGGAAAATGCCTATTGACAATAACAATTCAGTGTGATACACTCCAAGTGATACAATAATAAGACAAGAAAGGAATTAAATAATATAATGACGAACAATCAAAGCAATTTACTGGTTCAAAAGCCAGAAACCAAGAAAGCACTTGCAGTCTTGCAGAAATTTGCATCTCAAGAAAAAGCTTTTAAAGAAATGGAAGTTAAGAAAAAAGAAGCTGAAGCAACATTACTTCAGGCTATGGTCGACAATGACATAGTTAAATTAGAGGGTGATTGGGGTTACATCACTAAAGCAGTTCGTAAGACATTTAAGGGTAGCAACCCAGAGTTTATGAAGAGCGTGCTAGACACTACTAAGGTATCAGCTCAAGTAACTCTAACTGGTGAATTACCAGAGGGCGTAGAGCAGTCAGAAACAGTTTATATCACTAAGAAATTTAAGGAGGAAAAATAATGCGACATTTAACCGATAAAGATTTTAATACTATAAAAGTGTTAATTAACGCTGGCGTTAAGACTAGCAAAATACAAGAAGTTACAGGACGCTCAAGCTCAACCATAAGCGCGATATCTCGGTCTGATACTCTTGAAGATTATAAAAAACTTTTGAGAGAGCAGCGAAACCATGAAGAGACTGTTATTGCAACAGATGCTCCACTTACGACAGCTGGTCTCAAGGAATTACTGACTATATTAAATAATCGCCTACAGGCTATAGAAAGGAAATTAGGAATATGAGCAGAATAATCGTAATAATCGGCTATAGCGGTACTGGTAAGACATTTAGTCTTAAAGGACTAGCTAAGTCAGATGTAAACCTAATATCACCAACTGGCAAAGAAATGCCATTTAAGTCAGATATTAAAGTAGTTAAAACAGACCTAGAGAGTCTACCAACCGTAGCATTGGCTGCACCTGCACCAATGGTAGTAATTGACGATACTAACCAATTCTTCACACTCTATCAAGGCAAGCACAGCTTAGATAAAGATCAGTTCTTTGTCTTCAAGTCAATCGCTAACACATTTAACCAGCTTGTGGAAAAGCTTGTAAACAAACCAACTGATCAGAACTATTACATATTTGCCCACGTAGACACAGAGGATACTGGCAGGCGTAAGTTCAAGACCACTGGTAAGTTTATTGGAGACAATTTACAACCAGAATCACTAACTAATGTAGTGCTTGAGACAGTCTATGATGACACTGAGTCAGATGTCAAAGACCGATACAAATTCGCAGTTCACAAGCTAGAGGGTTCTAGTCCGGTCAAAACACCTGAGGATATGTTTAAGGAAGATTTAATACCTAATGATCTAAAATTGGTCGATGCTACAATAAGATCATATTATAAACCAGTAACAACTAAGGAGAAAAAATGAGAGCAATATTAACATTAATAGTCTTAGGGGCACTACTTGTCTTCGGCATAGGTCACGGGGCTACAAGCACAACTCTATATGGCTATTACCAGACATTTACACCACCAAGCACAATTAACACACAGGGAGAATAGATATGGCAAACTTTTTAGACAAAGCATTAGATAATGTAGGTAAAACACCAACTGGTGGTACTGGATTTACTCCAGGGGCTCACACAGCTAAGATAGCTCTATCAGAAGCCACTACCGACACTAAAGGTCGATCGATTATCAAAATCTTCTTACTAGGTGATAACAACGAAGAGGCTGAAGCTACATTATGGCTGCATACAGAAGGTGGCAGTGCAATGGCTGTTACGAAGGTTCTTGGTATATTAGTACATAATGTATCCGAAGAAAAAAAGCCAACTATATCAGATTTTGGCAAGCGCACATTTGCTAACATTAAGAAACCAGAAGATGTAAAAGACGGACTATTAAAGATTCTAAATGAAAAGCTAGTAGGTAAAGAAGCGTTTATTTATGCTGAAGAGCCAGCTGGAAACTACACTACTACTAAGTATGTAGACCTATGGCACTACGACCAGAGCAAGCGAGCACCTAAGGGCGCTGAGCTAGATCACGATTCAACTATTGACAACGTAGATGGTGAAGAGGTTGCTCCTGGAGACTTACCTAATGATCTCTTCGACTAACATTGACCCAATCCTAGCATATTTGCTTGAGTTTAATAAAACATACCCAATCGAATATAGCGATAGGCTACTAATACCAGTTGGAGGCTTAGCTAAAATGCTAGAAGACTTCAATCAGTTTAGTCTGAACAGAGTAGAAGTAATAAAATCAGAACTGTATCAACCATCTGAGCCAGAAGATATTGATAAATTATTAAGTATGATTTAAGGAGAGAAACATGAATAACCCTAAAACCATATCCAGACCATCAGATTTAATGAATGATAATGTTCCAACTACTAAAGGTGAACAGGAGATGTTAAGTAATGTCTACAACTAAAACCATAAAACCTACTAACCAAGACTTTAGAAGTAAGTTAGATGAGATACTAGATAATCACGAATTAAGGCTTATCATGGATAGTTCAGAGCTAGATATACATGAATTAGCCAATATAGAAGCCATAGAAGCTATCATTACTCTAATAGATGAGGGAGTGCCGAAGAGTATTAAACCTAGTTCTAAAACTAAATTAAATACCGAGTGGGGATGTGGTTATAATTCGGCAATAGCAGATATAAGAACTAACCTAAGAATTAAAGGAGAAGTAAGATGAGTAGGAATACTAAAATTAGATATAAGCTAAAACACGCTGTTAATGGTTTTGAAAAAGGTCAGTTATTTGAGAGTAAAGATGATGTAACTGATAAGATATTGGAACGAGTAGAAATACCTATTGATGTTGAGGACGCTGTAAATAGACTTATAGACCAAGCGATGTATAGACCCTATTATCATAACGATATGAGGGGAGCCGATGATACAAGAGAACTCGGTAATATAGTAAAAAGAGCTTTAGGAATAAAGACATGACCTCTAACTCACTACCAGATAAAACAGAGAATGGAGGAGTGGCTGAATTAAAATATTTTAGTATGTTTAGTGGTATTGGTGGTTTTGAGTTAGGTATTGGTGAACGTGGCGAGTGTATAGGTTATAGTGAGATAGATAAATACGCAATTAAAGTCTACGAAAGGCACTTCAAACATGAAAACAAAGGCAACGCAACTACAATTAACGAACGAGAACTCCCAGACTTCGACTTACTTGTTGGAGGATTTCCTTGCCAAGCTTTCAGCATTGCTGGAAAAAGGCAAGGATTTAACGAAACAAGAGGAACTCTCTTTTTTGACATCGCAAGGATTCTCAAATACAAAAGACCCAGACATTTTGTACTCGAAAACGTCAAAGGTTTACTATCTCATGACGGAGGAAAAACTTTCCAGACAATACTTAAAGTTCTCACCGACTTGGGGTATAGCGTTGAATGGCAGGTACTTAACGCAAAAGATTTCGGTGTTCCCCAAAACCGAGAACGCATCTTCATTGTCGGACATCTTGGAGGATTCGGTGGACGAAAAGTATTTCCTATCACAGGAAACGATAGACAGGTTAGGCTTCCAGATGATGCAATCGCTTGGAGTAAATCGCATAGAACTGGAAAGTCATCAGCAGATTATAAACGGAAAAATTACGGAAAAACCGAACTTAGAATAGTCCGGGGATTAGCTAATACGGTTAATACTGGAGATGGTGGCTCAAACCAAAGTACAGCTACCTTTGTATATGATGACTACAACTCAAAGTTTAGAACCGATGGGAATATAGGGAGTCTAACTACCAACATTGGCTCGAAAGCATTGAGAAATGGTACTAAATTATTCGAGGGTGCTAGAATACGACGCCTGACTCCACTAGAATGTGAACGCTTAATGGCATATCCAGATAATTGGACTAAGTATGGAGTAGGAGATGAACCTATTAGCGACACCCAAAGATATAAAATGTGTGGCAATGGAATAGTATCTAACGTAGTTGAGGCAGTAATGGAGAAATTATATGAACAAACCTATGACAGATAAAACACAGAATGGAGGAGTGTGAATTATGAAATTACATAAAATTGAAAAAGGGAGATATGTTTTATATCTTGGTGAAGATTACAAAAATCAACTAAGACTTGAAGTTAGCCGTACTTATAATTTTGGATTGGGGTGGAATATCAAAAAAGAGGAAAGCAATTTATCTCTTAGTCTTTATTGTTTTAAGGTATTTAGCGTGTGGTTTACTATTAACTTAGATAGATTTAAGTATCGTAATGACCCTATTGAAACGGGTATGTGTTGGCTAGCAAAAGAACATGTTATTAAAATAGAATTACTTGACCAGACTGGTATGGATAGCTCTAAACCAGCTAAAATACATATTTATTGGAATTATAGAGATTGGCTATTTGGTAGACCAACTTACAGCGAAAGTCGTCATCAAGATTATCAATTAGGCAGTAAACGCCAAGAATATGTTATGGATATGCCCGAGGGTCAATATAAGATGAAATTAGACTTCTACACAAGTTATTGGCATAGACCTCGCTCACCGTTTGTAAAAGCACTTAGGCGTGTTGAAATAACCCCAGAACGCCCAGTACCCGTTCCAGGTAAGGGTGAAAATAGTTGGGACTTAGACGAAGACGCAACATATAGTTCTACGATGCCAGTCAATGGGCGTACTCCCGAACAACTAATAGCCGATTTTAAACAAAGTAATATGCGTTCCAGAGAGCGTTATGGTGGCAAGAATTGGTTACCAGAGAAAGGCACTCCTCATGACAGATAAAACACAAGAGGAGCTAGAGGAGATATTCAAAAAGTTTACTAATGAGATAGTTCTTAATACTAGTGACGCTTATGCAATAACTGAAATCCTAATAATTGCGAGAGATAAGGCTATTAAATCTATTACCACCTACATCAATAAAAACTATGAGGTTAAAACTAAAAAAGACTCTATCAGTTCAAGGGAACTTAATCCAACTGACGAGCCTAAGGATAGTATATCACAAGAAAATCAGTTAGATGAAATATTAGACTCTATAGCACATACGATAGGAGAAATAAAGTGGAGAGAACAAGCCAAACAAGCTATCCTTAAATCCTATATTCCAATAGAAGAGGTTGAGGGTAGGGTAAGGAGTGCCAGAATTGATGAGTTGGGGTCAATAATACCAAGTACGGTAGATTATGTGAATAAATTGGAAGACAGCAATAGATTAGAACTTACTACATATGATATTTTAAATTACTTAGTTAACCGTATCTCCGCACTCCAAACAGATAATAAAAAGGAGGGATAGGAAATGAGTAAATTAAGACACCCAATTAGATACTGGCACTGGCGTTACTTAATGAAAGGTAATATCAAAGTTAACGTTGACTTAGATAAGTCTATGCCGATAGATTTAACAGCAAGAGGACAACACTGGGATAATGTCCGAGACCAATTTGAGGCATTATGGGCTGAATCTGCCACTCCTAAAAAGGACTCAAAGTGATGATAAGATATTACAACTACAAACAACGTTCGAAACAGTGGTATATTATGCGCCTTGGTCGCTGGACTGGTTCTACGGCCATAGACCTGCTTAGAGGTAAGAAAACACCACCTAACACAGATAATGTATATGACAATAAGCATATGTTACGAGGTCGAGTCTTAGAACCACTAGCTATTGAGGCATATGAGCATGCGACTGGTAACCGAGTCAGTCAGTTTGGCTTCATAACCAACTCCAAGTATAAGCACGCTGGTTATTCTCCTGACGGTATAGAGCCAGATACTATTGATGAGGTTAAGTGTGTGAATGTAGAGAAACACATGGCTATTGGTACAGGTAAAATACCTATACCTACCGAGTGGATATCTCAGACTCACTTTGGAATAGTAGTTACTGAACTGCATAAAATCAGACTTATTCTCTATAACCCAGATGCCGAGACACCACTGTTTTATCTATATATACCAATTCAGCAAGCTATCTTAGATAACATAATAGCTAAACTAAAGGCTACTGAGCCTAAGCGTAAGCCTAGCCAGATGAGAGCTAAACAAAAATATGATGCTAATAACTCAACCAAGATCAAAGAGTACAACCATAAGTATTACCTGAAAAACAAGAAGTAAATTGACACTTTTGAATGCAAGCTAGATAATAGTGGGTATGAACGATAGCAGTAATCTATCCACTATCATTGTTGCATTGATAGCTTTGGTGTCCCTTGTAATCTCACTCTTTGGTGGTGCAGTTATTTATTTTGCTAAATGGTTCTCTAGGAACTATGGCAGAGATATGGTGGCTCATACTAAAGCTGCTACAAAACAGGCAAATGCTAGTAGTAAAGCAGCTGAGGCTAGTACAGTATTAACTTCAGCAGTCGTAAAGAATACTCAAGCTAGCGATCTACAGGTAAAATCTAACAGTGAAGTTTTGACTTTTATGAGAGCTTTAAATGGGAAGCTAGCTAAAGCTACAATCCAAACGGCTAAGGAAGCTGATAACGCAAATAGGGCAGCAGATGATACTCATAAACAAGCTGTCCAAGATTTAGGAAAATAAAGTGCTATAATAAGACTATTAAATAAGGAGAATAAAATGACAAATTACGCACAAACAGCTTATCCAGAGCAGTTAGGAAATGGGCCAGATACTATTGCTAGTGCTGGATGTTTGCTAGTTGCTATCTGTGATATATTGGGAAATGATTTTGGAATTAATATCGACCCACCAACACTAGACGCTTGGTTTAAGGCTCACGCTGATTTTATTGGTAGTGAAGACCTAGGTTGGGGTTCTATTACTAGATTCGCTTCAAACATTGTTGCCAGTTCTATCAATGGCCCAGGTTGGAATATTGCCAACAACTCTATAGCTGAGTTTCACTATGGTCCTAACCTTGAATATACTCACTTCTGTCAGATAGCTAATGCCTCGGCTCATACTATTGTTGATGCGTGGGATGGTGTAACTAAGGTTAGCCCTTATGGTGCTCCAGTAGCATCTGCTACTTATGTGAACACAAACCCTGCTCCAGCTCCAGTCTATGTACCACCAGCTCCAGTTGAGCATATTATCCATGTTACCGCTAAACCTAGTATGAATGTCCGAACCTCTCCACATATAGGCAATAATCTAGCTATGTCACCTCTACCAACTGGCACACCAGTTAATTATGTGGCTATCGTTCAAGGTGATTCGATAAATGGTAATACTAACTGGTATCAATCGTCTCAAGGTCACTTCTATAGTCAAACTTGTGCAAATTAATTTAAGGAGATAATATGAAGAATTTTTATGAAACACAAATAGTAGGACGCAGAACTCACATTGTAGCTGTAGTATTAGGTCTTTTAAACCTATCTGTAGCGTTTGGATGGATTAGTCCATCACATTTAGTACAAATTAACATAGTACTAGGCGCATTAGGCTTAAGTGCCCTAAGAGCTGGTGTCAGTAGACAGTCAGCTGAGCAGTCACTAGTCACTGATGTCAAAGAGCTTGCTAAGGGTTAAAAGCCTTGCAACGTAAAACGATAGTGCTATAATAAATAGTGCTAGTATTGGGAACCCCTGATAGTTGGTTGCGTACGGACTGACTTGAGGGGGTTTCCTTTTTTTATGTATTAAAAGAGACGCATTTAGCGTCTCTTCTTCAATTTGTACTTATATTCCATATCTGAGTAAAATAACTTAAAGTTATCTAATGAGATGTGTTTCATGGGTAGTAGCGTTAAGCTACATTGGATCCTCGATTAACTACTCTATTATATCACTATTAAGATACAGCCAAGCTAATTGGTCCTGGGACTGTTAGGGGTAGAACGATAGGGTCTGGAACTGATAGACTGATTAAAATAGGTGTTGGCATCACAATACCTATCAGTATAGGGTCTTGAACTAATAAACTCAACAATATAGGGTCTGGGACTGATAGAGAGATTGCTAAGGACTTTAGGAAAACTTCAAATATTACAGGAGTCACTACTTGAGTACCGCCCGTTAGAGTGATAACTGCGTGAAGTTGTGAAATTGCTACACTAACCTCAGCTATGGCTGCTATAGACTGGGTACCACCCGTGAGAGTGATTGTGGCATGAGACTGGGAGATAGTGATATTTTGCACTGTAGCAACACTCTGAGTGCCCCCAGTTAGCGTGATAGTAGCATGAGATTGAGTGATTCCTATAATATTAACTGAAGTTACTGACTGTGTACCTCCAGAGAGTGTGATTGTAGCGTGGGACTGAGATATAGCTATTATATTAACTGATGCAACAGCCTGAGTCCCTCCCGTAAGAGTTACTGTAGCGTGAGATTGGCTAACAGATACAATATTAACCGTCGAAACTGATTGGGTTCCACCAGTCAATGTCACAGTGGCGTGGGATTGACTAATGCTAACATCATTTATAGTAGCAATCGACTGTGTGCCTCCAGTGAAAGTCACTGTAGCTGCTGATTGAGAGATACCTACGATATTTACACTAGCTACAGCCTGTGTGCCCCCTGTGAAGGTTAGAGTCGCATGAGACTGACTAATACCTACGATATTCACCGAAGCTATACTTTGAGTTCCTCCAGTGAGAGTGATAGTTGCTCCGACTTGAGCATTAGTTGAGGCAGTTTGGACTAGTTGCGTACCACCCGTGAGAGTGATTGTGGCTGCTACCTGAGATATACTACCCGTCTGTAGAGTAACTACTGATTGAGTTCCACCTGTCAGAGTTACTGTGGCTGCTGATTGGGATACAGCCCCATCATTAACAGTTGCAACTGCTTGAGTTCCTCCAGTTATGGTGAGAGAAGCCGCTGACTGGCTTACTGAACCAACTTGAGCAGAAGCTACAGCTTGGGTACCACCTGTGAAGGTTATACTAGCCCCTACTTGAGAAACAGTGGCATTAACCGCTGAGCCAGCATCATAAAAAGTTACTACGCCACCAACATTAACTCTTCCAGTAGAAAGAGTGAAAGTCGCAGTTTGAGTACCAGTAGACGATACTACTTTGCTCTCCATACCAACACCACCATCACTTGTAGTACCAGCAGAGGTAGTTAGGTTAGTATAACCAGTCCCTAGAGTAAATGTAGTGGCCGCTGCGATACAAGTACCCATACCTATAACAATCTCAGTGGCTTGAGTGGTTGCTAATGAAGCACCTGAAGTTACGGTAGTAGACGAAGCATTAAGTGTACTCTTACTTTGGTCTAAAGTAGGAGTGTTTACGAAGCCATTAAAATATTGAACAACTACAGCTGCGTTAGTAGCACTAGAGTTGAAGTTAACTGTTACAGTAGGGCTAGATTTAGCAGTAGTAATTTTAGCATAGTAAACTTTCTGGTAAACAGTCGTGCCATTACCCGTACTAGCATTAGGAATAGCAGTATATGTATTTGGAGTAGTAGCATTATCTGTAACCGAAGTAGTGGCATCTGCACCACCGTTATAGTTAATCGTAACAACGACAAGCTGTCCAAGTGCAAAAGTATTAGTAAACGCTGCAGTAGTAGCAACACCAGTTGCGTTGGTTACTGATTTACCTTCAACAAACGCTAGAGCCATATTAGACTCCTATCTAGCTTGATGCAGTGCCGAAAACTCCCGAAGTTGAGTCCCAGGTTATAGTAAATGTACCACCACCTGAAGCTGTTTGTGAGCCACCGAAGTCGACGTTACAAATAGGTACCCCTGATACGACATAAAGCTTAGCTGCTACAGCTGTGAAGCCTGCACCTGTAGCTGTCCAAGTAGTAGTACCTGCTGCACCACCACCAAAAGCTCCTGTAATCTTACTCAGTTGTGGGGTTGTAGTTTGAGAACTTTGTGTTCGAGTTCCAACTGCACCACCACCAGTGGTATAACCATTAGCTGAAGCTACCTCTGTACCTGAAGTGGTATAGGTAGTATCTGTATTAGTGAAAGTTGATGCACTAAATAGAGCACAGTTAACAGTATCACCTGTCCAGCTATTAGCTTTTAATAAGTATCCGTTAATTATGGCCGGATATACGTGTGTTACAACTGACATATTAGTTTACCCTTTCTGAGGCTATTATTTCTTCTGGAGTGAGGTGTACTGGCATAGGTCCAGGGAATTGGTCTGAGTGTATTGGTCCAACGTGGACACTAACCTTTTGGTTGCCGTCTTCATCTTGCACACCATGATCGGTTGAGGTAACACCAAAACCTTCTTTTACTACACTTCCATCAGGTGCAGTTACTACTGTGCGTTGCATTGTAGAAACACTACCATCTGGGTGATTTACTGTTACTATTTCGTCGTTTGCTGTGTTATCTGCCATTATAGGCTCCTTGTTATAATCATAAGTTTATTCTAACATATATTATTAAATGCGAGTAGTAATATCATCATTACAACTAAAAGAATTTGAACCTAGTGAGCTTATATTCCCACTGCCATCTAGTAACTGAATATCATAATAATAAACTACATTAGACAGAGGCTGAGTGTCAGTATTGAGTAGTGTAATCTCAGCTATATATGGGACATTGTTCAGGTTAGGCAGATTAACTGTTGGGCTAGTATAACTCTGTACAAAACCACTATTAACACTCTTTGCAATAATAGCTGTAACATCTGTACCGTCATCTGGTGGAGTTTGCGATAGGTTGAGGGTGAAAAACACCGTACAACCAGTTAGATTGAAAGGAGTTACTCCGTCTGCTTCATAGACAGGTATTACTAGAACTCTGGAATCACCACGAATATAGTTTTTGATTTGTGGTGCTTGTACTGAGGCAGTTATTGTTAGTGACATGGGTTAAGTTCCTACTACAAAAAATGATGTACCCGATGATGGGTTAGTGCCACTATACCAAGAGAACCCAGTTGAGCTAGTTCCTGTTGTGACTATATATTGACCAGTTGTAGTTCCGCCATTTCCAGCAACTCCCTGAACTACGGACTGAATAGAGCTAAAAAAGCTAGTTGGAAATGTAACCCCATAGGTAGTTGTAGCTGAAGCTACAGTAATCGTCATCCATAGTAGTTTAATTCCACCAAGATTTATATAATACATAGTTCCACCAGCAGTACCAGCGTTGGCTTGAGATTGAACACCAGTCTCAGGATTTAAAGCATTAGACAACCCTAACATTGAAGATAAGACTGAATTAGCTTTCACTGATGATTGATAACGAGTTTGATATATCGAACTGACAGTAGAACTGCCCGTAACCACCTTAGCTACACGAACACAACTAGCCGTAACAGCTGGCTCAGTAGCTCCATTAGTTACTGCTACATAGGTAAATGCACTACTAGATGGGTTAAAGTCGACATAAGTATCTTTGCTGGCTGTAAATGTGTGAGTAGTTACTACTGGAATAACCGAGCGTACACCGTTATACCAGACATTACCAGCAGTTTGTGAGCCAACTAAACCTGAGCTTGTTGACCATACTCCACCAGCAGGTTCTACGAAATTATTGAATTGTTCAGGAAAATAAGTAGTACTATTTAGTCCCGTAGCCACTATATTAGCCCATTCTGTAGTCGGTTTAAGTACCACTATATCTTCAATAGCATTACCTTTGTCAGTGTAACCTGATGCAAATGCTGTAATAGTTATAGTTGTGCCTGAAACTGTGCCATAGAATACTTGAGTGGTTGTAGGGTCTAGCTTGTCTGTTGATAATAATGTGCCAGTGGTAGCTATAAAAGTACCTGTTGGCCAGTTAGTTGATGCGTTGACGGTAATAGAGGTTGAGCCTATCGAGCGTGTGGCTTGCACAGTTGCTCGTACTGACTCACCTGCACCATCACTGGCTGATAGGGCTGCGTAGTTAGGAGAACTCATAGAATAATGATACAACTTATGTCTACTTAAAACAACAAAAAAGAGGCATTTCTGCCTCTTAATTGCTTTAACTAATTACTTATCAAGAGCTTGAAGCGTAGATAAGAGATAGGTTAGCAACCCTACGAAGCATAGGAATTGTTGCACCACGATCACGAATCTGAACCTCAATACCGTCAAATCCAGGAACTTGAGTAAGAATACGGAAGTCTTCTGGTGATACCTTAGGAGTAACATTTATGACAGCTCGCTTGTCAGCGATGATTACATATGTTCCAGCTAAGAAATAGGCGTCAGGAGTTTCAACAGTTGTGACACCGTTATACTTGCCTAAGAAACCATTCTGAGCGTTAGCAAAACCTAGGTTTGAACCTGTGTAGTTGGTCTGAGCTCGCAAACTTGCAACGAAGTTGTAAGATACCCAAGCAACCATACTATTCAAATTAGGATTACCAGCTACACGAGCGACGTTAACAGCTTGCTGGAAAGCAAGGTTAAGACCGGACGTTGGTAGGTTTGGGTTAGGCCAAATTCCACCAGTAGTAGTAATTTCGATTTTATTTGCGTAAGGAACAGCTGCTTCGATTTTACTCAAAGAGTATTCATCGTGAGCAGGGATAAACACGTCACTAAGTTGCTGAGCAGCCCATTGAGCACCTAAGCTATCAATAGGAACGTCTTGCTGAGCTTGACGTGAAATACGGGTAATCATACCCTCATCGTAGTCAATCGTATAGTCGTTGTTTAATGTGTTAGTAATGCCAGGCGTGCCCCAAGTAGCACTAGCGCTGGAGTTGTTAGTGCTAACTAAAGCACCGTCGTTGAAGTATAGCGAACGAACAGTGTAAGCACCTGTCCAGGTGTAACCGTTGTCACCAAGGTGTTGAGTAACGACACTTAATATCTTAAGTGGTTTTTCCAACATATTGGCTGTTCGAATACCATATTGATTAGGATTCATTGAATTTTACCTCGATTTTAGTTTTTAATAATAAGCTTTACGCTTATGCACATATCATATTATATATGATATATAAAATGCAAATAAAATGTCTAGAAATTCCACGAGGGTTGTTCCCAGTTCTCATTTACTATCATTTCTGGTTCTTTTTTCTTGGTAGGTAATGTCATATATGGTGTACCGTCTTTTCTGAAACTCTGCTCTATAGACGCATTGAGATACCTAAAAGCATCAGCATAGTGGGACTCGCTTTTGTGTTCTGGTCCCTCATAATCACCAGTGAACTGGTTAAACTTCTTCTTATATATAGACAACTTACGGACAAACTCGATAGTGGTTGGTTTATGAATAGTAGTAGTGGGTTTTTGCAACAAAGCAATTGCTCGCCTAATGCCGTCCTCTTTAGCTTCTTTGCGGAGTAGACTGGCATTGACAATACCTGCGTTACGCCAGTTTTGGATACGAGCTATAGCTTCTTTATCATCAGCTTTTGCTCCATCGTGAGGCAAAAAGTGCCAGCCATAGTTATAAGGTTTTGATTGGATAAACTTAATAAGAGCTTCATCACCTACATCATGGCTCTCAAAAGCATCTATAATATTCACCTTCTTATCTATATACTGCCAGAATAAACCAGCTGTAGTGCCAGCTCCCGAGCCTAAGTCATAATTAACAAATACGGGATAAGCAGGCTTATGAGGATAATTACCTATACGCCCAGCATTTCTAGCCTCTGTAATTATATTACCGTAATAACTAGTAGCTAAAGCCTGTCCCTCATCTAGTAAGAACTCCTGCCTAAACAAGAAGTCATTACCATATTCTACAATATAATCATCACGTACTTGGTCAAGTTTTTCTTGAGTCATATATTCAAGAGCATTGACCTTCTGAGCATATTGAGTAGGGTCTTTTTCAGCAGCGTTATAAAGTTTTAGAAATGTACCGCCAGATATACCGTCTTGTTTAACCGTACTCTCGATGATAATCTGACCATCATTTACCGCTGTAACAGGACGAATAACACCTAATACTCCTACACGCATGTCTACAAACTCACTGAGTATATATAGTTTAGTATTTGCACCACGCAAAGACTCAGGATTATTATTTGAGCCTACAAGAGTAAGCGTTGAACCATTTTTGAGCAACATGCTCATATTATCTGAAGTGGAATATAGAGTTTGAATCAGCTCTTTAGGCACGTGTTCAATAGTCCTAAAGCCATCATTCTCTACATTATTCCAAAACGACCTATAACCCTGTTCCTTGGTAGGGTAAACCATAACCACGCCCATAGGCTCATTGACCATACGGGTGATAGCATAAGCAAAACAACTAAGACCTTTTCCAGCTCGTCTAGGCCACTTAAGAACAATAGTTCTTGCTTTTGGGGCGTTTTTTAGAAACTCCTGTTGATAGGGACGGGCTTTAAAGTGTTGCGGGATTTCCACATTTACTTCTTCTTGCTAGGTATGAGGATAGTTTCTTCCTCGTCTTCACTCTCGACTGGAATACTTCTAGCAGCCGATACCTCACGCTCGTAGTCGCTTTGAGCTTGCTCTTTATCGAGTGAGTTCTGAGCAACCCTAAGAGCGAATTGACGATTACGGTTAATCTCATACATTAAAACGTGAAAAGCATTTATCATCTCTAAAGGTGTAGTAGTTCTGTCGCTTATCTCCTGTAATTTATCAGGGTCTTCTAGGACATCTCTAACCTTAGCTGCAAGCTCAGGGGCTATTCTCCAGCCGTGATCGTTATTAGCAGCGTTCTTAGGCTGTAAGTCGCCCATATCTATATAGGCTCTAATTTTCTGTGGTTGAGTGATAGGAATATCGGCTACTGGGTGTTTGCCTTTCTTATCTACTTCTGTTATTTTTACGAATTTTACAAATTTCAAATCCATTAGTTTTGCTCCTCGATTTTATCATTATTAGTTAATGCCTTATTAAGCCACATAGCACTCTGTTCTAGGTTGGTAAAAGCTAAAGCTGAACCTCTAGTAGGAATAGGAAACTCAAGACGAATATCCTTTGCTAAAGCCTCATACTTATCTCTAAATACTTGCATTTTAGCTATTTGTTGTTCAGTTGGTTGTACATATTGCATTGTCATATTCTTCTCCTTATGTTAATTATTGTTCTAAATACTTATCTAGTGCAGTGGCTAGTATGTTAGGTTTACCCTTAGCATCTCCAGCTGTACTACCTAAATCGCCTCTGTCCTCTTGGTCAGCTTTAATCTCAGCCTGTTTGGCAGCCTTTTCAGCGGCTCTGGCTTCCTCTTGCTGCTTTAACAAAACTTGGTCAGTAGCGTTTCTAAAAGGCTTCAAAGCTGGACCATAAAATTCTAGTGGTGAGATAGGCACTTCTGTAACATAACTGCCATCCTCGCTAGTTTTAAATGTCTTTTGATAAGCTGCTAACAACTCTTTGGCAGTGTCTGGGAAGGCTTTTAGGATGTCTCCGTAAAGTTCATCCACCCTATCAGCCTCTTCCTTAAAACTAACATTAACATCAGTTAGCTCATCTACTCTTTTTTCCTGAGCTGCTATATTCTCTTGGACAATCCGTTGAGCATCTAGTAGTAATGATGTAGCCTCTTCTCTAGTATAAGGCTCATCAGTCTCAGGGTTAATAACCTGAGTCAACTGAGTAACGCTTGAGATAGGTGTGCCGTCATCGAGTTTTATCTGAGTAAATTCATCATCTAGTTTTAAGGCTTCTTTTAAGTCATCACGAACCTTACCAGCAAAACTGTTACGCTCACTACTGGTTCTCTCACGCTCTTCCTGTTCCTCTCGCAGGGCAGCTTTTATATCATCACGACTTAGAGGTTTAACCTCTTCGGTAGATTCACCTTCGACTTTATCATCGGCTGGCTTGTCTCCGTCGGCTGGTTTATCGTCTTCAGGCTTGTCGGCTGGCTTGTCTGACTCATCAGGCTTATCACCCTCTGGCTTATCGTCTTCATCAGGCTTATCACCCTCATCTTCAGGTTTTTCATCTGGTTTTTCCTCCTCTTTGTCTTTGCCTAGTAAAGCATTGGCTAAAGAATTTACATCAAATTCCTCAGGTTCTACTGGGGCTATTGGTTTATCGTCTTGATTCATTTTATATCTCCTCGACTTGATTTTATACCATCTATGGCGTTATTTACTTTTTGCGTTAAACTAGTTAAAAGTTCCACATAATGATTACACATAGCTTCACGTTGATCGGCATTAAATACACTAGGGAATCGTTTCATACCAGATATGGTATGGTAGAGTTTAATTTCACTAGCTAATGTTTTTTGAACTCTAATTAGAGCCTTCTCATCAGCAACATCAACGGAAGGAGCAGTCTTTTCAGGGGCAAAAGCATCAACAGATGATACGTAGTTAAGGCTTTCGTTATCGTTCTCGTTCATAAATTATATAGTTTCCTATTGAGATAATAACACAACCAATTTAAGTGTCAAATTTATTGTGCTACTGGAGGTTGTACAGGGGCTGCAGGTTGTGCAAGGTTTGGTGCATCCGGCATATTACTAATCTCAGGAGCAGTCTTTTGAAGCAATACTTGCTCAATCTTGTTAGCGTTAGCCATAGCTGTTGGGTCATTAGGGTTGGAAGTCTGTCGTAATACTGTCAGCTCATCCTGTAGAGTAGCTACATCCTGTTGGTTAGCTGCTTTAGTACCCATAGATAGGTCAATGTCTACTGTCCAAGTCTGAATAGCCTCATAGAAGTCATCCCAGTTAAGGTTATATTCGTTATCTGGACCGACAACTGGAGTCGGTTGACCAGTAGCTGGGTCAATAGGTTGTAAGCCGTTAATAATGTCCTTAGCTACATCATCAATTATAATCGTACCATCACCCTGTTGCTCACTGATATATAGGTCAAGAGCTGTTAGTACATACTGTCTGAGATAATTCTCAATAGTATTAGTAAACTGTGTAGTCTGGTTATCCTGCATACTCTGTTGAGCCTGTGCTTGGACGGTATTGACATAAGCTGCACTAGAACCAGTAGCAGCAGCTGGAGATATACCCATAACACTGTCCACAGTACCCTCTGTATACTCTAATACCTCTTGGAACTGCTCAAGTGAAGAGTTAGATAACTCCTGAATTTTTACGGCAGCCTGAGGGTCTAATGTTTCCCACTTAGCTTGACGTTGTAATCTTACTGGGGCTAGGTATTGGCCACGTACCTCGACTGGAGGGTCTGCATTAATCAGTAGCATTTTAGCGATACTTTGTAGGTAGATATTGTTAAAATTAGCAGCTGGACTAGCTAGACGTACACGAGACAAGCCAAATGGAGAGAGAGGATTAGGGTCGAGAACTAGAGCTGTAACTCTGTTATAGCCAAACTTACTACGTGACTCAGTGTGTCTGAGCACCTTATCGGAGTTAGGACTAAACACATCTATATCGTAATAAGGACCTGTGCCATAACGAGTTATGAAGTTGTATATATTATTGGAGCTATTCACTAACTCATTAAATTGAGGTACTGAACTGTCTCTAATACTATAAGAATAGGCTTCTGGGCCAGAGTCGTACATCTCCTGTAGAGCTTTTACATTCCACGAAGTCTTTTTATTCTTTTTAAGCTTAGTAATCATAGCCTTAAGCTTGTTCTTGGAGATACGAGTTCGAACATAGAAATAGTCACTCTTAGCAAAATCAAGCACTCCACGCTCAATAGCTATGTCGGAATAGTGGATAAATGTCAGGTCAGTAGTTAAACGTCCCTGAGTTCTAAGCTCGGTCATACTGGACTGCCAACCATAGGTTAGGGCTGACTCAGCTATAAGCTGGACTGTAGCTAGAATACCTACACCTGACTGGTCTTGGTTCAATATCTCACGCCTGACTATATACTCACAAATTGCACTCTTAATGCTTTGACGAGTACCATTGACAGGTACACCAAAGGTAGGCATTTGCTGGATAGAAGCACGAGGTAATTGTTTAACATCATTACCAAGTCGAGTATCACCAACCTGAGGAGCATTTTTAACATTACTTAAAGCTACGCCACCCACTAGATTAGCTAGACTCATATAGTCAATAGTGAAATTGTAACGCCACTGAGAGTCTAGTAACCACTCATTGAGCAGGTCACTAGAGTCCATATCATCAGTTTTACTATCTATAAGAGTTTGTTTCTTAGCCATAATGCTTATTCTACCATATTTCCTATTGTATGTCAGCCTTCGGGCCAATTTCGACTCCTTCGTAAGACCAGCTTCGAAGTGTACCACCAGATACATTATTAGCATCTGACACAAAACTCCATTGAGCCTCATTCACTACTTGGTTAACTGGGATAGGTTGCCTATAGTTTGCGGCTTGTTGTTGGTCATCAGAGGTATTAAATACTGGATTCTCACCCCAACCTAGCAGTGGTACTTCAGCTGGTAAAAATTCATACGAATAGTCTGTCCAGTTGCCATCACTACTGGTTACATAAGGAGGTCCAGTGATAGTTTTGCTACGAGTACTGTATTTCACTAAACCACTTGGAGAAGATACACTATATGTCACACTGATATCTATATTGCCCACTACATCTATCCAGTATGGTACTGCTTGGACTAGAGCCAGATATGCACTGTGGTCTTGGTTAGAGCCCGTTAACGGTCCTGTAGCACTGAAAGGGAATGGTGTAGGTACGCCACTAGAGTCCTCGTCCTGAGCCACAAAGCCCTGTTCTAGCTTAAATATGTGGTTATCCTGAGTTACATACATAAAGAAGTTATCCGTAGTAGGACTAATAATGCCAAACCAGTTATTGGTTATATTCCAAGGGTACCAGCGAGGGTTGTTAGCATCTGTAAAGTCATAGACTAGAATCATATTATTATAAGAAAACCCATTTACGGCACACGATAAGAATATACGGTTATCAATGCCAGCTCCTACCACGTTAGGTAGTTGGTCAGCATTTATAGATTGCCATAACTTAGCGATTGGTATAGATATGTTATTAACCACTAGTACTGCAAGCGTAGTTGGTCGAGTTGTAAGTTCCTCAACTGAGGATATAGTAGGGAAATAGACACTATTGTCATAAGGGAATACAGCGTAAGGACTGGCTCCAGCTGGCACAGTACGTCCCTGGTCTTTAGAACCCCATACTACAAACGAGTAATTACCATAATTAACTGTAGATTGTGAAATTTCTGTCTGTATAGAGACACCAGCAGCATTAGAGTAGAACATAACAATACCTGGAACACCCTGTGAATTACGGAATGATACTAGGTTAGTTGGGAAATAATTGGTGCCTTCATTAACCAATAATGTAAAACCATTATGAGTAGGAGTGAAGTCAAAAGCATTTCCAGGATCGCCACCAATAATAATTGCGTATTCATTACCGACGATACCCCACAAAAATACACGACCCTCAATTTCGGTACCATAAGTCGCTACAAAACCTTCTGTAGAATTATCATTAGGAGCAGTACCAGCACCAATTTGAGGTTGAACAGTACCGTCATCGTTGAATACAGTAGTAGCCAGGTCAAGTCCAGATGCTATTAGAAGCATCTGATCGTTACTTATAGTGCCAGTTGCAACACCACTAGCCATCCATAGATTCCAGCTAGTAGCATTAGTCGGAGTGGTATTATTACGAGTAATAACCAATCCATAAGCATTACCGCCTTGCCAATCAGCACGGTCAATCGACACCCAACCAGTTAGAATGGGACTATTCGTAGTCTGACCAGCCCCATCACCATTAAAAGTTATCGAATAGTAAACTGGATATGGAGTACTACTCCCAGTAGAAGTGGCATAGGTTAAGCCTGAGCCAAAATAGGCAGCTGTAGGAGCATTTGTAGGGTCAGCTACAGCATTAAAAAGTACCATTTGCATAGTCGTAAGGTCAATGTATCTACTAGTATCGTTACCATTAGCTACATAAAGCTTACTCTCAGCCATCACAAACTGGTATCTGATGCCAGTGCCAGTTGTAACTGCGTTAGGACCCCCACAAACCGTCCAAGCAGTATCACCATCCTGACAGTATTTAACTACGCTATCGTCACATATAAAGTAATAGGTTGTGCCATTATAAATAGCTGGATATACCTCATAAACAGTACCTACGGCATCAGGAAGCCATGCTTTGAGTCC